CGACAAGGTTAATGGTCTTTGTCGTTGAACTCCGCCTCTACACCCAGCAGTTCATTCAGCCGCTGCTTGATGTCTTCCTTGTTCATCTTCTGCAAGTCTGCGTTGATGTTTAGGTTCTGGCTGCGGTGGATCGTCAGCCCTGCAAGCTGGTTCAACTCCTTCACTGCGCTTACCGCTGCGTTGTACGCTCCCGTCTCGAAAGCCGTCTCCGCAATGTTCCACAGCATCGCCCCCGTCTTCTGCGGTGTGATCGCGTACTTCTCTCGCAACTCATCCTGCTTGATGCGAACCGCTCGCGTGACCTTCGGGAAGTCCTTGCCGTTGAGCATCTTGGTCGCGGCGCTTGCTGGGAATGAGAACCCAGCCCTTCGCGCCGCTTCTGTCTGCCCACACGCGCCCTCGGTGTAATGCCAGACGAACGCTGTCTGCATGTCAGTGATCCCTGCCTCGTCGTCAGCCAAGAATGTCTTGGGGGTCTCGACTAACTGCTTGCGCTCTTTCCTTGGCCTTCCTCGTCTGGGCTTGTCGTCAGCCATCCGCTGCTCCTTAATTCATTGAACACTACCCGCGCCTCTTCCTCTGAAAGAGGCGCTTGCCTGACGCTGTCCCGCTCGTCTGAGTTCATCAACCTCCATCGCCTGAAGTTGTTTTCCTCATCCGATTCCCGATCATACACGAACCTTTCCATCCGCCTTCTCCTTCATTAGGGTACAGGGGGCAGGGTACAGCGCATCAAAACTTTTTTAAAACCTCTATGAGCACTTCCCACTGTCCATACCCATTACTGTATATATATATTTATATTTTATTTAAGGTACCCTACCCTACCCTGTTAAGAACATTAAACATATCAAGCACTTATAACACTTTCAAATAGGGTATCAATTGACATACCCTTAGAAATCCTTCCCCCAGCTATCACTAAATCGATCCGCGCTACCGATTTCCACCTTTGTGTAGTCCAAGTCGTACACTTTTTTGCCATTACTTTTGCGAGGTTCAAGCCCAAACTGCGCTAGTACCCTGCTCGCATCCTTGATATCCGGCATCCTTGGCTGACCTATTCCGAGGTCTCGTAGCAGCTTTGTCATCTGCACTGGCTTGGTGTTCTGGCTCTGGAAGTGTACGTGTTCGAGGATGAGATCTTCGACGGTGCTCTGGGTGCGGTAGGTCTCGTTGCTGCTCTGGAGCAACTCTCGCTCCTCTGCGTTGAGATACCAGCTCTTCCTCTGGTACAACGTCTCCCTGATCTCTGCCCACAACTGCTGCATGTCGATCCCATGGTTTGCATTGATATCGGTCACGGCGACGACCCAGAACCGCCTGTTACCTGTGGTATCAATCAAAAACTCGCGCTCGTTGACGCTGCCATAGAATGCGGTACGCCTCTGGTACGTGGTGCTGGCTCGGTCATAGGGTAGGCGCAGCTCGTCCACCTTCTTGCCCGTGAACTGCTTTAATGAGTCGATATCCGCCCTCTTAAACGTGCTGCCCAGCTCTCCCAATTCTGCTATCCAATGGCTCACAACCTGCTTCACACTGTCCTTGTCGTTTGGGTTCAGTGTCGCACCCTCTAGCAGCCAGCCCTTATCGTAATCCGCCAAACGCTTAAACCAAAGGGTCTTACCTAAGCCCTGAGCGCCTTGGAAGACCAAGATGCCTTCGAGGGATACACCGTTTGGTTCAAATGCTGCGGCCACGCAACCGATAAGCCACTTGGTCATGAGCATCTCTTTCAGCGGCTCGTTGGTGCTCTTGATCGTGCTCAGGAACTCCTGCATCCTGCTGGTGCCGTCCCATGGCCTACTCTCGATCCATTCCTTAACAGGGTTGTATTCCTTCGCCAAGAGCTTCAGGTAATCCCTCACCTTCTGGTGCGGCACACCCATCTGTATGCAGCGATCTTCGATCTCGATCAGGCTCGACTCGTCACGCATATCGGCTATGAAGTTGCTGTGCGGTATGTTGATCTCCATGGCCTTCTTAATCACGTTGTAATGTACGCTGATCTGATTGACCGTCAGCACACCTCGGACATTGTCCTTAGTGTTCAGCATCCGACCCTTCTCGCTGGTGTTCCACTGGTACTCGACCGGCACGTTAACCTTGTTCAAGTCGGGCAGTAGCTCACCCTCCAGCGCGTGGTCGTTGTAGTCACCCTTGCTCTGCGGTATCAACACCTCGGCCTGAGCGCCGATACGACGCACTACCTGCGCGGCTTTAACTGCCTCAACCTCGCCCGTCTTGGTGTCATCACAGTCGGCAATGAAGACATGCTTCGCCTCGGGAAACCATCCGCTGATTGTCTCTGCGACCTTGGATAGGTTGTATGCGTCGAAACAGATAACCACGGGCTGACCAAGGTCTGCGTAGTAACTCGCACCCGTGGCATATCCCTCGACATAATTAATGGTGTGCGCCGTCCGCATCTGCTGCGGGTCGATGACGAAGAATGAACCAGCCTTCTTGCTATGCTTCATAAAAAGCTTCTGGCCATCGCCGTCGATGTACTGCAACCCAACGATCTCAAGCTTCTTATCTAGCATAGGCAGAACCAGACGATTGCCCCGCTGCCTGAGACCATGGTTCGCTACGCCCTTGCGCTGAAGGTATAGGTTGTCCTCTGTCGCCTCGGGATAACTGTCCCAACGCTCCTTGGCAAGCCTTGCGGCCTGCCTCTGATCTTCCTCTAAGTCCTTGGCCTTCTGCTCGGACAGCATCCTGATCTGTTCGCGCTCCTCGTCGGTCATCTTGTGGTTCACCGCGTTGTCAGGCTTCCACGTCGCGGTCGGCTCATCGTTGCTCACCGTGCGATCACCACAGCGACCGAAGGGTACGTCCTGATCCAGCCACACCTGATACCACCCGACGAGCTTCTGCTTGCCACCAACGTCCATATAAGCGCGACCAATGTCGCCGCCTATGACTAACCCCTTCTTTGACTCTACCGTCATGCCATTCGACAAAAGAAAAGACTCGAACTCACCTCTCAGGTCACCACTCAATGGTCGGCTGAAGTCTTTGCTTTTGCCGTCAGTTATTTTTAATCCCATGTAAAATTCACCTTGATCACGTTTTCCCAGATGTGCATAATAGTACAACATTTTGCAAACACACAAGGAAAAACGATGGGAATCATAGCAACTGGTGGCGGCGGATCAGACTTCGAGCAAGTCCCGACTGGCACACACAACGCAATCTGCTACAAGTTGGTGGATGCTGGAACCAACATGAAAGAGTACCAAGGCGAGGTCAGCAAGAAGCACATCGTCTTTATTTTTTGGGAGTTACCCGAGCTTCGTATGGCAGACGATCGCCCCATGTCGATCAGTTGCGAGTATACGTTAAGTTTGAATGAACGCGCAAAACTGCGGCAGCATTTACAGGCATGGCGCAACAAATCCTTTACCGAAGAAGAACTGGGGTCGTTTGACCTGACCAAGATCTTGGGTACAACGTGCAAGGTTGATGTCGGTTTGACCAGTGGCGGCAACGCCAAGGTTCAGGGTGTCTTCTGCGCCGATGGTGGGGCAAAGAAAGTGCCAACGGTAAACGATCAGGTTGTCTTCGACTTAGAGGATTACTGCAATGAGTTTAACGGCAACTCAGGCAAAGCCAGTAAGATTGCTTGCGACGTGTTCGACGGCTTGCCACGATTCATGCAGTGGCAGATCGGTGGGTGCGACGAACCCGGAAAGGATAAGGTAGAGCCTTGCTTCGAGCTAAGAGCCGCAATGGCAAAGGGTGAAGCCGCCCCAGCTCCAGAGCCTGCTCCAAAGAAGAAAGCCGAGAAGGAAGAGCAGGTAGTGGACGACGACTTCGACGACGACATTCCGTTTTAGGGAAACTGCTATGAAGAAGAAGATTAAGCGAAGCCGTAGATCGGTCAAGAGCGAGTTGGTCATCGACTACCTGAGTCATTTTGGAGAGACTAAGCCAGACGTGTTGGCGCAAGAGCTGGGCGTAAGCAAGAGCCTTGCGTCAGCCAAGCTGAAGGAATGGCGAGAGGCTCAGAAGAAAGTTGCCAAGGCACTGTCTGTCGCAGTCTCTGACGGCTCAACCGCCAGCTACTATGAGCTGCCAAAGAAAGCCAAAGAGCTGCAAGACCTGATCTCACACAAGAACATGAACGCTCAGATCGGTGAGATCTTTAGGGCAACCTATCGATACGGTCAGTCGTCGCATAGCAGTGAACTGCGTGATGCTAAGAAGATTCGTTTTTACATCGACGCTGAGATCAAGCGACTGGAGCAGTTATGAGGATTCGACAGATCATTGCTGACGCAAAGCACCCAATCTTTACCCCATATGCTGTGATGGTAGCATTCGGTATCGGATTGATTTTAGGATTCGGTTTAGGCTAAGGGTTCCATCACGGCCCTCCAACAGTGTTCCCGTCCACTGAGCCGCCTCGGCGGGACTAATTAGGAAACCCAATGGAATTCAAAGAAGGTATCTACGAAGACCTCGACTACCCCACCTACGACTCGATCCCTGCATGGAGATCTCACGACCTGACCTCAATCGCTAAGTGCCCGTTCACTTGGAAGAATCGGACGTTCAACAACTCTCTGGCATTGCTTGAGGGTCGGGTGCAACACACCGTGTTCTTAGAGCATCACAAGTTCTTCGATGAGTTTGCGATCGAGCCGTTAGTCGATAGACGCACAAAGGCAGGCAAGCAAGAGTACGCCGAGTGGCTCGAAGATCTTGGTGACAAGACACCCTGCAAGCAGGATATGTACGACATCTGCATGGAGCGGCGGGAGGTTGTCTCTGACTTCATACCCGAGCCAAGTCATCGGGTCGAGCTAACGCTCTGCTGGATGTGGAACGGCCAACCCTGCAAGGGAAAGCTAGACTGGCATACTGGGACAGACATATGGGATCTCAAGACCTGTCGGGACGCTTCACCCCGTGGATTCAGGAGTGCGATCAACACATTCCGATATCACCAACAGGCTGCGTACTATCTTGCTGGTTGTCGGGCAGTTGGCCTGCCGACAGAGAAGTTCTATTTCTTGGCTCAGGAAAAGGCAGCGCCCTATCCCTATTGCGTGTACACGTTATCGGACGAAGCCATAGCCTATGCTGACGCTCAGAATGAGCAAGCCATGGCCATTGGCATCAAGTGCAGGGAGCAAGACCTCTACCTGCCATACAACCAAGAAGGCATCAAGGAGTTTGGCCTTGCTGACCTTAACTAAAGAGGAACGGGAACGG